TATTTTTTGACTCACACCTTTGATGTCCCGCTCTTTTTCATGCATATCTCTTTTCAAAGTTGTTATCGCATATCTCATATTAAGATAGCCCAAAATTGAAACGCCCATGAATGTGAGCAAGGGCCAAATTTCTGAAACTTGTTTTAAAGTATCAAAAGTTTGGCCCATAGTTTTATTGTTGAATTTCTTCGACAGATATCGACGAGGCCATGACCCCACCAAGTTGTCTTATGCTAGAGCCACCATTAAAAGTTACAGTCGAGGCGTTAGACCCGCCCGCCCTAACTCTAAAAGTAGTCGCCGATGTAGTACCCGCTGTCATAGTATGAGTAAAAGTTATGGGAAAACTTTGGCCGCCTGTTGGCTCCGATTGCCACATACTAGCTAAAGCATTGGCCGTTGAGTCTTGGAATAAAGCAGCAATAAGATTATTTGAGGCATTAGAGCTAAGTTGAGCGGTTACTCGTATCCTTAGCAAATTTGACGCGCTTAATGGTGTGAAGGCTAGAGTCATATACTCATTTCCTTCAGTAATTTGAGGAATAGTATCGTCAATTGGAATTAACGTCGTACCAGTAGCGACAGCTCCCGTTTGAGTATATGCACTTTGAACTACACTTCCAACTATTCCTTTAGGTGAGAAAATCGGTTGCACAACAGGAAGTTTGAAATCCACACCGGCTTTTTGACACCACACGCTAGTGTCAATATTTGTAGCCGCCGCTGTAGTGCTTGTAGCAGAGTAAAAATCAACCGCAGTACTAGAAACCGAAAATATCCCACAAGTATACGCACCCGTGCCCCCAATGTCTGGGACGCATCCGCAGTTAGGCGCTACGGTAAAAATCCCAGAATTGAAAGTACATGTCTGTCGACCTGTAGTCGCATTGGTGCAATTGCCATTTATCCAATCTGAATTCTCACCTGTAACCACGTCAGCGGTAGAAACTCTTGCAGTAAAATCATTTATGTTGGAAGTAATGGTGGGGATAGATTTATAAACTTGTACACTTTGCTTCGCATCAGTAGAGGCTTTATTACACGAAACATGGGTCGCAGTATTTGCCGCAGCGCCTGTAGCACCCACACCAACTTGAAAAGTTACAGAAGTAGAAGACGCCGCAGTTACTGCGCAAGTATCATTAAATGCTACAGAATTGCACGAGCAATTTGGCGCTACAGAAAAAATTCCCGAATTAAAAACACATGTTTGACTACCCGTGGCCGCATCAGTGCAATTTCCATTTATCCAATCAACATTCTCGTCACTAACTACATCCGCGCTAGAGATTTTTGCGTTGAAAGTGTCGGGGAGTGCAGACTCACCCAACATAGAAAGCTGACCTAAATACCAGTCATCGGTATACATAACCGCATGAGTACCTGCGCTAGTTTGCCTAATCTGTGCGTAAACAATTCCTTTATTAGCGTCACCGGCGACATCAGTAGCACTAGGACAAGGGAAAAAAGCGCTTTCAGCTCCCACGACTGCGTGAAGAGTTAGCGCTTGAGAGCCGAGCAATGTATTATTTGCATTATAAACTTCTAGTGTGGTTAGTGCGTCCCCGTTGCGGTAATTAACTCTGACTTCACAAGCTTTCCCATAAAGTCCTTTAGGCAAAGTCATGCTCGATGTGCGGGCATAACCGCCGTTTGAAGCAATGAGTATCGAGCCTGAAGCAACACCCGTAAGTACATTGGCCGCCGTAGTCGTAGCTGTCAGAGTAGCGCTCGAGGTAACCCACTTACTCTTCCCGTTTTCAAAACCGGGGTTAAGGATAAGATTTCTGTCATTGAAAAGAGCCTTGTCAACTTCAGTTATGGCTGCAGAGCCGGTAGTGGTTAAAAGTAAAAGAGCTAATAGAATTTTTTTCATAAATTAAAATCTCACTTCCGTAAAGCTTGGGATGAATCTTATGTCTGCCGTGTCTGTATCCGTACCCCGGCTGAGTTGAATCAAAATCAAATCTCCAGGAGTTACAGCCACACCATTTATCTGACCCGTAGTAGACGTCAGGTCAAGAGTTGTAAGTCTTAATTGCTTGGCTACTGTGTTTGTTAACGCAGTGTTTGTAGAAGTTCTTTGATTAGTAGTCGAGTCAATCGTGTCAACTCCATCACGTATAAGTGTAGAAACACTAGTAAGAAGCTGAGTCAAAGTGGCTGTAGGACTATAGTGCCCCACCTTAGCGGTAATTTGCCGCCCGCTCACATAACCTTCGGGGACTTTCAGAAATAAATTCATTTTTGCAGTCGAGCCGCTTTCGAAAAGATAAACAAGACCCTTATTTTCTTGAGCAGATGTGGGTGCGTCCCCGGGATTTTCTTGCCAAGCCGCCCCGGCTCCTCCCCCGCCCCCTGCACTTGCTAAGACGAGCACTGCTTGTCTGAGCTGAGTCTTATCGTTGCTTGCATAAGCCGTCGCCTGATCTACAGTGAGTCCCGCGTATTCCACAAGAAGAGCTATTTCCTCTTGTAATATGTTCAGCCAATCGCTACCCACCACGCTGGCAGGTGTAGATGTGGCGGGATTGCCATCGGTAAATAAATTGCTTGGCGCTGCGTCTGTTCCGGCATTTCGTCTCATAATCTTCTAACTCCCATAAAAAAACTGCACATTGGTATGCGAGGGCTTTGCTCTCTCTATTACACACTCTAGTGCGCTATTCTCAAACGTCCTAAGTCTATCGCCTGCCATATTTTGCCCAGCGCGAAAAACACCAAGCACGTAGGTGCTAGTGTAAACTTGAAACCAGTATTTCCATAAAGCCCCGTATAGTCTATCCCCTGCGCGACTTATGCCTGCACGAAAAAGATTAACTCCCGGCTCTTGAATAGTAATTGTGTACCCAACTGAGGCAGCAAGATCGATAAAAAATTGCTTGCTCATGGTATTCCCACCACGTTTGGTTAGCTTTAAAAAGACCGCGTCGATTCTCTCTTGAATAGTGCCCGCGATATCTTGGCACTCATCAGGGATTCCTAAAACTCTTTCCCAATTTTCCAACAATTCAAAAGTAGTGCGAGGGTCTAACTCATTTAAGAGGTCCCCGGCTCTACCCTCGACACGAGTAAACTCGACACCCATGCCTTCACCCGTTTCAAAAAGGAGACCGCCTTTTTCTTTATTCCATGCTCTACCCCTAGGGAAGAGACTAAGTAAAAGCTGGCGGTATTTATCGATTCCACTCATAGGATTAAACCCAAGTTATAGTCCCCATTAAATAAATGCTACCAACTGCCGGAGTTGAATCCGCTGTAGGCACACTAACAGTATTATTTTCTTCTCCTGCCGCCGCACTTACTGCCTCACGAATTTGTGACAAGTAAATTATCCCCGAGCCCGCAACATTGGGCTCGGCTTTTCTTTTAATAAGGTCAGTTAACTCTGCCGTTACCGCAGCCCGAATAGCTGCAGTGTCTGGAACAATATGAATAGTAAAATTCAAATTTTGAGCAACCGGCGCCCACACAGTTACCGCAGCTGTAAGCGGTCTTACTGAATCAATAAAAGTCTGAACATCCGCGACTTCTCCCGCACTGGGGATTATAGAGCCTGAATCATTATCTCTAACAAAAGTAACCCCGACTGTGCCAACTCCGTATTGGTTTTCATGCACCCAAACTCTAGTCACGCCACTTATTTCTTTAGCCCAAAATTCGTAATCGGTAGCATTACCGCCGCGTGCAGGAAATTGAATAAGGAGTAAAAGCCTTGCTCTGAAATCGTCATCGCTTTCTGTGTCAGTACCTCCGGCCATACCATTTGAATCGATTACGCCTTGGCTAGTGATTCCAGAAATAGGCGTGGCAATTGTCAAGGTGCCCGCAGCATTCATGTTGCCAGTAGCTCCCGCCGTAGAGCAAGTCGCGGTAACTGTAGTCGTGCCCGATGCCACAAGCCCATCGGCGTCAACTGTAAATTGCACGCCATCACTTCTTTGGAGAGTTGTTC